CTACAAAAGTTTCGGTCTAATTGTAACGATTGGATCTGGAACCGTTCCGACCATCGCGAAGTCTGATGCTTTAAACTCAGGTATGGCTCCTGTCCAACTGACAGTTGGATTATAACACAATTTACACGCGCTGTCAAGAGTCTGGCATGCTATAGATAGTATGTGTTTGGCGCACGCCAAATGCGACTCTTCCTGATAGAGATGCACATCGCCGAACAGCCATCTGAGACTGCCGACTTCGAGTTCGCTCCAGTGCGACAAGTAGAGCAACAAAGAAAAATACTGGAGCCAGTTGTGCGGAACACCCAAAAGAATGTCGGCGCTTCGCTGATACTGCGTCATGTGAAGTTTGCCATCGCGAACGTGGCATTGGATAATAGATCCATGACAATTCGTCGGAGTTTTAGGATTGTTGTTGTAGCTCGTGATCTCAGACATGTCCTTCGCGTTCCACGTCGAGATGACGAGCCTGCGAGAGTTCTTGTGATCTCGCAATCCTTCTAGCAGGTATCTGACCTGATCGAAACCGCTGTCGACCATGTGATCTTCCGATAAACTGCGAAGCTGGTCGCCGTAGCCGCCGATGTATCTGCCATCTCGGTTCAACTGTCCGTCCCACCAGTCTCGCAGTTCGTCTGGACACAGCGAGTCGCCAGACATGAACCACTCCATCTCGCGGATCGCCTTCTTCCACGCCGTCTTGCGCCACGTCACTAGCGGAGTCTCGCGAAACACGATATGCCGGCAGTCGATCAGCGACTTGACAGGCGCGTTTCTCGATTCGACGAAGTCGCCACGATGAACGATCTCGCGGATGATCTCTCGATACTCGATGTCGCACAGCGTCATGTATTTTCCTGTTCCGTCTAACGGTTATGTGGAGCCGCACGAAGGAATCGAACCATCGTCAATCGGGTACAAACCGATTGCTCTGCCATTGAGCTAGCGCGGCGAATCAGTATTTCCTTTTCTTCGACAGGTGTCGCTCTTGTCCGACCAGTGGCCGGTACGTCCCGCTCAATCCGCTCTGCGAGTAATCTGGCTTCGAGTGTCCAGGCAACTGTCTCACGCAAGTGCTAAACGAATCACAGATGTCGTCGTGTACGCCCTTCGTCGGGAATGCGTCCATCTCGTCGATGAAGTCCTTGTTCCATGGCGCCCGGACGATCTCGATCTGGCCCTGCTGCCACAGCGACGCCGGAGAGTTCGCTCCGCCAGACGCGATTGCGACCTTGTTCTTCGTGATTGTACGAGACAGCACGGTGAAGTCGTAAAGCGCTCCGACGAACGATTCCTTCTGCGATTTTCCTGACTGACCAGGATCTTGCGGCAGCAGAATCCAGGTGTCCTTGCCGTCGCGAGCGGCGATGGTCTTGACGAGGCTCTCGATCACGGCCGCTTTCCGGCGCACGCGAATCATGTCGGCCACCACGATCTTGCCGTTGCTCCTTCTGCCGACCAGCAGCCCGACCGTCCAGTCAGGATCTCGCCCGTCGCCCTCTTCGGTCGCGGCCAAGTCCCAACTGCGAATCCACTTGACAACGTCGGTCGGACGCCAGTCGATGACTGTGATCGCGTCGCGCGGGAAGTAGTCGCCGGCCTTCGGGCGAACCTTCCAGTTGCCGTCGAGCAGCCTCGCGCGCTCGACTCGCGTCAGCGCCTTCAGGTTGGATAGATAGGCAGGGTCTTTCTTCATCAAGATCGGGTTGTCGGTGATCTTGGCAGGAATGAACGTGAAGCTCTTTGCGTCGAGATAGTCGCAGCCGTGGCGAGAGACAAGCTCTTCAGGAGAATCGGCCCACATCAGCTCGTTGTTGATGCGCGCGAAGTAGCGAATCACTCCGCTTCGCTCAGGAATTGGCAAACCGTAATTCGGAGAGTTGGAGTCTTGCTCGATCCACCACTCCAGCATGTCAGCGACCCAACTTTCGGCGTCAGGGTTAGTAGTTGCTCTGATGTATGGACGAACTCCACTAGTGCTGCGAAGTCGAGAAAACATATACCAAAACTGAAAAGCGCTGTAATGAGTTAGCTCGTCGTATCCGATAAAAGGGATCTGGCTTCCCTGCCAACCCAACACGTCGTTCTCTTGGTTGAGATGACGAAACGAGATTCGCGCTCCACTCGGAAATATAAAATGAGGGTACGGCTGCGAGCGATACTCGCCTCCGAGATGCGGGTACAGTTGCAGGGCGGTGTCTCTCAGTCCGCCCTCGTTGGTAATCATCGTCTGCTCGCGACGAAATATAACTCCACCGTAATCTGGATTATTGATGTTGCGCGACGCTTCTAATAGGAGACCAAAAGTGTTGTGCGTTGGGATAAGCGTCTTTCCGGCCAAATAAAGATGCGATGGATGATCGATAGCGATACAGCGCATCAACTTCGGCTCGATAGGATAGACCGATGTGATGTACCGACGCAGAGATGACTGTCCGACCTTCTTACTTAAAGTCAGGTTTTGCCTCTCCAGTTTTCTACTTAAATGGAAGACTGGAAACTGAGGACGAAAATGCAAACAGTAAGAGTCTCCATAACCCTTTACTTTCTTTATCGAAATGCTCGACTTGATACCGAGAGAACTAACTAACTCTCGAACGTCATCAATCAGCCTCTTGTTGGAAAGAGAGATATTGCATCGACCGTTTGCATTACACGTCCCATCAGTATCCATCAGTCCGCGCAACAACTCCACACGATCTTCGATGGATGTCCTCAAGTAAGAAATTGGGATATGTTTGTTTTTGTATAAATTCATCCTTTTTAGGAATGGCAAAAAGTTCTTAAACCTTACTATAGTAAACTGCTTTTGTTTTCTTGGATCGTCGCGCTTTGAATACTCCTTAACCTTAACGTGCTGCAACATCTCGTTCATATCTTCTTCGAGACAACCAATCGTCCCGCTGGTAGAACACCCGTCGCCGAGATACATGCCGACCAGGTAAGGATCATAAACAAAATCATCTTTCGGTATCTGTAGTGGCTCACAAATAGCGACAGAGTGATTGACTCTATTCTCTCTAACGAAGAGAGTCTCAAGAATTTCGTAGGTCGTTCTTACTTGTCCGTCAGGCGGATCAAGATACTCGTAAACTCTCTCCTTGTTCATCCTTGTAACATTAATACTTGATCCACGATTTTTCTTGAACTTCTTTGCGCGCGAAGGGCGATTGATCTTTCTTTTCTCCCTAAACTCATCGTTTAGGCGCAAAACAGAAACCCTCTCCTTGTCTGTCATCGTCTTCCATAGATGCTCTCCATCACACTCAATAATCTCTCCACTATCGAAGGCTACAGCAAATGAATCTTCGGCAAGCTCGATTGGAGAACCATAAGTGATATTTGCTATCGATCCATCCACCGCAAAGACTTGATCGCCAACTTTCAATTCTCCCATCGAACTCCAGCCTTTCGGAGTTGCGATAGTAGTATCGACGTTTAGTCGTTTCGAAGAACCGGCAGATCCGCCGAATACAGCAACGTCGGCAGAGCAAGAAAGAAAAGCGGTCTGCGGTCCTGGCTGTGGACGAATCTCGATCACTTCTTTCTCTCGTCGAACGATTTCAAAGCTTTCTCTCGCTTTTCGAGACAGGCATGACAGTAGCGCATCTTCCGTTTGCTGTTGACGATTCTGACTGTAAGCTTCTCGACAGAAAAGTATTTCCAGCAACCCGAACAGTTACTCGTCGGAAGTTGGTTCGGTTTTGGCATCTGAGCTATCGAACAGAGAGAAATACATCTCGTTGAGCATCACATGATCCCAGTACGCTTCATCGTACATGACATGCGAGAACGCGAGTATCATGCGAATGACGTACATCATAACCTTCTACTCATAATGACGAAAGTGGCAGGAATACATTCTTGCTTGATCGATACGATATTGTTCGTGAACAGGAGCGTGACGATCTCTCCGTCGAGCGCTTCGAGCGCGTCGATCAGATAGCGCGGAGAAAACCCTATAGTGAGAGTGTCGCCAGAGAAACGCGCGATCTCGATCTCTTCGCGAACCTCCTCACCAGAACTTTCTCCGCTGATAACCAGACCGCCTAACTCCGAGATATCGAGCGCGACGCCGTCTCCTTCATCGACAAGGATCGTCGTGCGCTTCAGTGCGTCTATCAGAGAATATCTCGCGACGTCGATCTCGGTGCTGTACTCTCTCGGCACGATCCTGCACCAGTCAGGGTAGAGACCTGATATCAAGCGAACGTCGACGACTGTTTCTCCGAAATCGGCGCGCATACCGCTGTTGTCTTTGATCTCCGAGAGCGTGACGGTGCCGGACGATCTGATGTGCCTCTTCAGTTCGAGAACCGACTTCGCCGGAACGATCAGGTTTCTCGGCTCGTCGATCCCGATGACGGTCTGGCCTTCGATGGCGGCGAGACGGTGCCCGTTCGTGGCGACAGCAGTAAGGTGCGCTCCGAGCTGCAAGCAGATTCCGTTCAGGTAATGGCGCACGTCCTTGACGGCCATCGCGTGCTCGACGACGCGCAACTGGTAGCCGAACTCGTCTTGCGGGATCTCGACAGAGATTCCTTCCGATCCAGAATCGGACAGCGGGAAGTCTCGCGGCTCCAGGCACGCCAGCTTGAACCGGCTCCGTCCGGCCGTGATGTGGAAATCCTTGTCCTTCTGGGCGATGCCGACCACATCATGATCGGAAAGCGACCGCAGGATGTCGTATAAACGCTTGGCGGGCCACAGCGCCTCGAACGGCTCGTGCGGGTCAGACGCGAACGAGTGCTGTACCTGGATTTCGAGATTGTTGGCCGTCACGCGTATCGTCTCGCCATCGCTGCGGAACAATATGTGCGAGAGTACGGGCAGAACGGATTTGTGGTCTGTCGCTCCGATAACAGTCTGAACTGCGTCCAGCAATTTCTTTCTGTCGATGACGAGTTTCATGCGCGCTCCGTTTAACGCCGTTTAACGTTCGATCTTAACGATAACAGAGTTGATCGCTCTCGGCTCTATCAAGAGATTCGAAGAAATCCTATTGATACCAAATATCGCGAGATTATTATTATTTCCAAGTATGATCTCGAACAAATCATTCCAATCGTCGTCCTGTATGAATACAGAGCCTTGAGTGCAAACAGGTTGTTTGTCTGGAATAACAATATTCATTTAATTATCCTCGTTTAACTTTTTACTGATATATGGCCGTACTTGGCTTGAAGCCTTGCCAGCTCGCTCAGCTCTTGCTTGCGTATGAGTTCTTCACGCGACAAAGCATATTGCTCGCGCTTTGCCTCTTCTGTGTCAGTCTCCAATCTGGTATAAACGAACTCGATGGTCGCGTATCCGCTATCACCAGGATCAATATCGATGGTCAGGCTGTCGCGACTTTCTTCTGGAACATCTTCGATCTTGCAATGAAACCAAGCCATGAACTCAGAAGCATCGAGTTTCGGCCAATCTCCGTTGTATTGCTCGAATGTTTTTCTGACAATCTTCTTTTGTTTCATATCACGACCCTCGTTTAACGATACAACCATTATATCACACTAGTCTGGATACTGCAACAGTTCTGACCACGCGACGACGTTTCCGTACTTTTCCTCGTTCGGATTATTCCAGTCGCAGCCGTTCCAGAATCGCGTGAAGCGGTATTTGCGGTTGTCTTCGGTGCGCTGGTAGACGAGATAGTGTCCAGGCTTCGGAGGATCGACGTGAAACACCCACTCGTTCATCTGTTGTTTTCTGGCAGGTACACTGTCACTTTTGGAGCGTCGTCGCTCGCTTCCTTGCCGGCGTCCTTCTTCTCGGTCCAGCCGGCAGTCTTCAGGCGGAACATGGCGGCAATAGAAGCAACAGCGTCTGGCGCTTTCTGGATGATGTTGTCGAAGCGCTTCGCTGTCGAGATCACGCCGACGGTGAAGCCCTGGACGTATACCTCGCCGACTTCAGGAAACTCTTCGCACAGCGCGTTGAACTTGCCGCGCGTCATGCCGTAATAGCCGGCGATCTGGTCGCGAGTCAGCCCGTACCGAGCGAGGTTGTAGATGACTTCGAGGTCGACGTGGATGGTGCGCTGGCCGCTGTGCTCGCGGATGGCGTCGATCTGGGCGTTGCGCGACGTCGGCCTGTAGACCTTGAACTTGTCGTCCTTGTGCTGGCGAGGCTTCAGGAACGAGCGCTTGCGGGTGGCGACGCTCTTCGGCTCAGCCATCGTGGCGCTCTTCGGCATTCAGTTTGTCGCGAATTGACGTTCCTTCGTCGTAAGCCTGAACGAACTCTGGATGCTTTTCGCACAAATCTTCGAACTGGCGCTCTGATACGCCGAAGTATATAGCTATATCGCACATGTCTATACCGAGACGAGACAGGTTGTAAACCAACGAGAGGTTGTGCGCGTTCAGCGATACGAGTTCAGTCATCGTGGCGCACCGGTGTCTCGCCGGACAACACGCTCCAGCGCTCCAGCATGGTCGCGATGTACTTCGGCTCCCTGTCGATCATCCTAGCGATCCTGCCGGACTGCTCGGAGGCGATCAGCGTGGTGCCGCTGCCGCCGTAGGGATCGAGAATAACAGCGCCGACATCGGTGTAGTCGTCGATGATCTGGGCGAACAGCTTGACCGGCTTCTGCGTCGGGTGGAAGCGCTCCTTCTCTCTCCCGATCAGGCCGTTGAACTCGACGTCGTACTTGACGACAGATTTCCTGGACACGCTCGTCCACGCCAGCTCGCAGTCGCCGAACGTCGGCATGGTCTGGTGCTTGTCCCACACGATCCAGTGTGTGCTCATAGGCAGCATGTCGGCGAAGAAGTTGCCGCCGAACACGATGGCGATCTCGGCGCGCCCGACGAGAGACAGCAGCGTTTCCTTTTCGGGCCTGCTCTTGTCCCAGTCGGACTTGACGTGGCGGCGCTTGATATCGTTTCCGAAGAGCTTGCTTTTTTCGCCAACAGGAACGAACGTCTCGCAGTCAACCCCATACGGCGGATCTGTGAGCAGAAGATCGACTGTGACGCCTTTCAGCAGCTCGTCCATCGCCAGCGCGTCGCGGCAGTCGCCGCAGTACAGCATATGATCGCCGCAGCGCCAGAACTGGCCCACCTCGACCTTCCACTTCTCCTGGCAGTCCTCTGACTTGTCGGCGAGCGACTCGGTCTTGTCCTCTCCGATCTCGACGGGCTTCTTCAGCAGATTGTCGATCTCGGTGCCGTCGAACCCGGTCAGATCCAGATCGAACTTCGCGTCCAGAAGGTCTTGCAGCTCGATGGCGAGCAGCTCGTCGTCGAACTCGGATTCCTGGGCGGTCCTGTTGTCTGCGATCCTGTAACCCTTGATCTGCGCTGGAGTCAGATTCTCGGCGACGTGTACCGGAACCTCGGTCATGCCGAGTTCCTTCGCGGCCATCCATCGCGTGTGCCCGACCACGATCACGCCGTCGGCGTCCACCACGATGGGCTGACGGAACCCGTATTCCTTGAGAGACGATTTGACTTTCGGGATCGCTTTCTCGTTGCGCCTGGGATTTCTGGCGTATCCGACAATCGAGTCGATTGGGACCAGATCAACCTTCATCTTTCATCTCGATCAGCAGGTTCAGGTAGTCGCGCATCTTGAGCAGATCGGTCATTCCGCCCTTTCCTGGAACCTTCATCCGGTAACGGCCGAGATACTTGATGATCTGGAACAGGTACGCGCCTTCGAGCTGATCGTTTACGAGCCAGTGCCTAGCGACGTCGAGCGGTTCGAGCGTCATTTCGCCGTAGTGCGAGTTGTTCGGCCCGTCTTCGACTGGTCTATCTCTTTCTTTCCTGTTTACCATGCTCGCGATCAGCTCGTCCATCATTTTACACGCCCTTGCTCCCGGTGACGGTCGTGGTGTCGTTGTAGCGACCGCGATGCCTGTACGAGCGATGTTCTGGAACGGGTTTGGAGCGATAGAACTTGATCTGCGCGATCTTCATGTTCGGCTTGATCAGTATGGCGTTGTGCTGCAACTCGTTCTTCAGCTCCAGCGTCATCTTGGAGTTGCTCCATCCTGGATCGCCGAATCCGGCCATCATGTGGTTCAGGAACACGCGACCGATGGACGACTTCAGGACGAGTTGCGGAGAGATGTCGAGCGGCATGTTGAACGTCTCGACCGTGCTCGCCAGCACGCACTGTCCTGGCAGCATCAGGTAGCCGGAATCCAGCATTTCGATCCTGACGGTTTCGTGTGACTGCTTGAGGCTCGGATCGACGATGCCGATCTCTTTCTTCTCCATCTCGACGAGAATGGTGCGGTCCAGCCGCACGTCGATGGAGGTGCCGTTGACGTTCTCCGGGTCGGCGTCGATCACGCCGGACTCGATCAGCTCGTGCAGTTCGTTGTAGCTCAGCAGCATCCGTTTAACCTCTGTTGAAAGCGTGAATGGTATCTGATAAACACCAATAGTTCAATCCGCAATATCAGTCGTCATCTCCATCGTCGTCGCGTTCTGCGGAGCGCCGCCTGACCTTTCTGCGCTCCGACCTCAACTCGGATCTCAGCTCTTTGTTCTCTCTGATCAGCGTGTCCATGAAGCTCTCCTTTGAGCCTTCGGTCTTCGACTCGCTCATCAGCTCTTTGATCCAGCGCCAAGCCCCTGCGACGATCACGAGAAAAAGGGCTCCCTTTTCCGGGTTGCTCAACACCCATTGCAGCAATCCGGCCCAGTTCGCGGAATCATCGGCCACTGGCTTTGGTCCTTAGCACGGACCAGAGCGCGGCCAGGGCCAGCACGCTGTATGTGATTGCCGACGCTGGCGGCGGACGGTTTCCCAAGTTGTTGATCGCGAGCGACAGTACGCAGAAGGCGACGACCATTCGCGCGAGCAACCGGACAGGAAACGGCGGGCGCGTCATCCACAGCACGTTAAGAAGGCCCGCCACGCCGCACGCGATAAATCCCCACCCCCACACGCACTCGTCGCCCAGCCTGGACAGCATCTTGTAGACGCCTGAGAACTCGCCGAATAGGCCGGGACTCATCAGCAGGTAGACGCCGAGCCAGAAGACTATCGACGAGACGATCAGGTCGTAGGACGACCACGGAGCTTCGTGCAGGATCTCTCGAAGCCGCTCGCATAACCGGCAGGCTGTCATCGCTTAACTCCAAGCAGAGCGCGCAATTCTTCGTTGTTCTGTTTGCACGAGATGAAGTTGCGCGCCATTTTCTCGTAAGTGGAATCTTGCAGGCACGCCAGCTCTTCCGACTTCACGCTCTCGTATCGAGGTGGAGAAGGGACGAGCATTTCGGGTATCGGCATGTATTCTACTTGTTTCGCGCATCCGGCAATAGCGAGCGCGACGAAGACGACCACAAAACGACCGGCGATCACTCGAAATCCTTTCTTTTTTTAGGATCGACTGGCGCTCGCTTCTCGAAGTTCTTTTTGGTCTCTTCCAGGTCGCGATACGCTTTGTCGATCATTCCATTCATCGCTTCTTCGCGCTCAGCCTTCTCTCGCTCCATGCGATTGCGCGTCCGCGCAGCGTCGAACCCGAACCAGAGAGCGACGAGGCCGGACAACCCTGCGACACATTTCCAGAACCAGTCAAACATATGATTTACCTATTCGTGAAATAGTCTAGATCGATCAAACGTGCCTGATCACGGCTTGTCGGCGAACAGGATGCCGATCAGACCGGAAAGCGTGCTGCCGGTCAGACTGATGGCCGAGCCGATCACAGTCGATTTCAGTGCGAGAAACTGGAGATGCTCGGTCGTTGTCGCGTCGAACATCGAGAAGATGATCGGCACGATAAATCCGAGCGCGAACAGGCCGGTGATCGCCATGACGATCCCTCGCCACGTCGATCTCTCGGACAGGTTGATGGAAATCACGGAATACACCTCGACAGGTTTGAGCGGATATCTCCGACGAACTCAGGAACGAATGTCGCGGAGAACCCGCAGAACCTCTTCTCTGGAAACAAGCGATGCGTTGCCGTGCCCGTCTCCGGCGTAGTAGGACTTGCCGTTGTTGTACGGCAAGCTCGCCCACTCGCGCGAGAGAGAATCCGCGAAGGCGCCGTCAGCTTCTGCGGATTTGGCGGAAGCCCACTTGGACCATCCGCGCCGTCTGAGCAACTGCATTGCGAGAAGGTCTTGAGTCTCGGAGTCGAACTGGTCCGACATCTTCCAGTCCGGGTCGAGCAGGCCAAGCAGAGTGGACCGGATGATCTGGTAGCGCCCGACCGCGCTGTATCCGTTTCTAGACGCGAACCGTGTCTGGTATATGCGAATCGCCTCTGACTGCCACTCCAGAACTTCGCCGACGGTCATCGACGTGATCGGTTTTGTCGGAGGATGGATCTTGAACGCCTGACGAACGACGACGTCGTAGCCGCTCGACACGCCCTGAGACGCTGCGGAGCTTTCAGACTCGTGGCGAGCGATGAGGTCGAGCAGGGGCTTCGGGTTCAAAGGCATAGCAGTATCTCTCCGAGTTGAACTCGATCTTGTGGATGTCGCACCAGCGGTAGTTGAAGTCGCTGGCAATTCTGAAATGGACGCAGCTCCGACAGAGCAGCAGCGCCGGAAGATACTCGCGATCTTCAGCGACAAACTCACCGGCCATCGTCCGATTCCGGGTTGTTCCACCCTGCGCTCTCGGCGTACTCGATCAAGAGGTTTCCGAGCCGAGCGGCGTCGCTAGGGATAAAGTCCATTCTGATGCCATTACATTCAAGGACGACAATACTCTGAACCCGTCGGACACAGCACGAGTCCATCACCTCGTTTCCGATAGCGCAAGAGACGTGAACTCGTTCTCTCATGATTCCGACACCGACGGTTGATAGCTATGTTTCTCTGACATTCGCAACATTGATAGCACGGTTTCTCTGACATTCGCCACGCAGAAAATTCAGGCCCAGCGCTCGACTGGCATATCGTACAGCGTCTCGAACAGGTGAACCTTCGTCTGGAGCGGCTTCGATATGCTCGCGCCGACCAGAACGACGCGCCACTCGCCCTTGAGAGCGTCGTGGAACTTGAACGTCGCCTCGAACGTGTCCACGCACGCGCCGCGCACGACGAGAGGAAACTTCGGATAAATCTCAAGACCCGTCAGGCGACCGTCGGACACGAGTCGCCTGACTCCTAGATACTTCCGGTAGTCGACCTCGTTTTTGAACGAGTGACCGTCCACCGAAATTCGTCTCCCTCGACAGGTCGCCACGTCTTCTCGCTCCAGGTGTGTTCAGATTCTGACGGTTCGGTCTCGACGAGTACTTTGCCGGAGCATCCTGTGACTCTCGGGACCATCGCTATCCCTCTGCGGTTGCGCGGCCACGGATCGATCTCGGACTGCAACTTAAGAAGATCGAGCGTCGCAAGCTCGTTCAATTCGACCGGAGGATGCCATCGCCACTCGCGCGGATCTTTCCAACGGTTCGCCACCGCGAAGTCTGGCACCAGGGCGCGGTAATCGCCGCAGCGGTAGATGGTCGCCGGATGGCGACCGTACTCGTCGAAGCGCCAGTCGTCGTATCGTGACACTGACACCGGGATTCCTGGGCCTCTGAAGAAGAACGTGTCGGCCTCGTACCTGGCGAACGACAGCGGCCTGAAATCGGTCCTGACCCACAGAAATCCGATCTCGATCACGAACCCGAGCTTCGGTTTGATGACCTGCTCGAACCTGATGCCGTGTCGCTCGATCCAGCGCAAGAACTCGACTCGCGCGTCTGATTGCTTCTTCAGGTAGATACGACGGTCGCGCACTCACCGCGCATCCGAAATCATAGGTCAGCTTTCCTCGCGCAAAAGACGCACGTTTTGTCGCCTTCGACTGGATGCGATAGCTGGCCGACGTGGTGCTTCCGGCCGCAGATCGTGGCGCGGTGTTTCTCGCTCAGCGGCGAGTACTCGTAGAAGTGCTTTGTGCGAGAGCCGTTGCTGCCGGAGTTCGACCACCAGCCGATCTTGTCTTCGAGCGTCAGATCATCCATTTTATCTCTCAATAGCGAACAGGATGATTGAGATAGATATAATCCATGACGAACACAATATAATTAACGTAGCGATCATGTTAATATCAATGTCGCACATTGTCGCGCTCCAGAACGAACAGAAGAATTGCGACCGCGTCGGACTCGTCGAACGACTCGACCGCGTGTCCTCTCGAATTCACTTTCTCCATAACGGTCTCCTTGCTCGCGTTACCCTTGCCACACAGCGCCTTCTTCCAGGTGCCTACCGGGATGCCCTCGTATGGGATCGAGCGCTCCTCGCACCACGAGGTCAGCGTCGCCAGCAGCCCGCCGTAGACGTGGGCCGCGTCGGTCCCCTTGTGGCCGCGAACCTCCTCGTAGCAAACGAGCAGCGGCGGCATCAGGTGATCGAGCTGCCGGTCGAGCCACTTGCGGAACTTCAGGTAGCGCATCCCGCCGCCCTCGTACCGCGAGTTCGAGAAACTGGCCGTGCCGTGAACGATGGATGATCCGGCTTTCGTGGCCCATCCCGTCGTGGTGCCGAGGTCTAGCGACAGGATTGTCATCCTGCGTCGCCAAAGTCGAGTTCGAGCTGAATCATGGGAAACAAACATTCTCCGGCGACAGACCTGTCGCCTGAGCCATCCGATTTGGAAAGTATCCAGTCGTCATAATAGGAATTTTCCTCTGGAAGCGCACGTTTGACATCCTCCAGAAATTTTTCCGGAGTGACTGTTGTATAGTACCTTCTCAGGATTTCAAGGGATTTTTTTGGGTCTGCCATTGTATTATCTCATTCACGTCTGTTTCTCCGATGCGAGTTTAGCCCAACTGCCTTTCGATGTAGTCGAGATCGAGCGCGTCCAGAACTTCCTGTGTCGCGTCTTCGCAATCGAAGTCGAGCGGAGTCCGCCCTTGGAGGGATCGGTTCGGTCTGACCGGCCATAGAGGGCAGCTCTCTCTCTCGCAGTTGCCGACCGCGAATGGGTCGTTGCCCCTGCATTGCAGGCAGAACTCGTCCACCGCTTGACGGGTCGTGATCACGTAACCTCCAGACAAAAAAATGCCCCGACGGTGAAAGCACGCCAGGGCAAATAAACCACATGAGGAGAATGGTCGGCTGACCCGAGGAGGAAAGAAAGGTCGGAACCGACGGAGCGCAGTATCTCACGGACGCGCTCCAGAAGTCAAGCTGTTCTTGATCGACTCGGCGAAGCGCCTTCCCCTGCGCAACTTCTCGGCAGGGCTGAACAGGTGCTGCACGCTCAGCTCGCTGTCGTGTTCGGACTCGTCGATCAGTCCGGCATCTAGCATCCTTTTGACAACGTTTCGGTAGCGCGCGTCGACGTCGGGCGGCACCTTTACTAGTCGCTCCTTCCCCAGCGACACAGTTTCGTCCGAAGAGACCAGAAGCTCGGCGCACTCTTTTCGGGTGACGCCTTCGCTATCCCATCCGCCGTCGAGTCGCTCCCAGTGAACAAGAACGTCTTCGATCTCTTCGATGGTCATCCGATTTCTCCTGAGAGCCTCTGTCGTTTAGGCCGTGGATTTGCGGTTATGCCTATCGCAAAATGAGCAATCATTTCTTCGCCGAAGTCTTTGCAGGCGCAACCTTCTGCTTCGCCGCAAGAGTCATGGTCAGCTCCATCTCGTTCGCGCTGTACCACTTCAGCTCGTGCGGGCCGAGGCTGTTGTGGTCGTCGTCGGCGCTCATGTAAGCGCAAAAGGCTTCCTCGGCCGTCGTGCCGATGTAGGCGTAGCAACCATCTTTACAAATAATCATGCTATTCCTTCAGTATCCAACAACCGCTCTTTCTCGAGCTTCGCGAGAACATACAGAATATATCTCGCTTGACTGTCCTGCATCGATTCTTACAATTTAATAGCAGTCTCGACAATCCACGCCATGTCGTCATACGCGATGTCGTCGTTCTGACATTTCTCTGACTCATACAAAGAAATAGGATCGCTAATCGGAGTGTTCATATGTCAAAATTCCTCGCACGTTAAACGGTCGCTTTCGATGTCGAGATACCGAACGATCTTTCTTTGTTGTTCGTGAAACTGTAGAGAGTTGTGTTCGAAGTAAAGCGGCAGCCGGATCGGCAATTTTCCGCCAAGCTCTCTGTTCTTTATGAGAGATAATATGGTATCACACTCGTGGTTAACGGTCAACGACTTGCTTCTTCTCGGTCTCGGCTCTTCGCTGATCTCTTCGTTTGGTGTCGCCCACACGGAGAGAATTATGTCGGCCTCATCGGTAATGGCAGATGCGCCTCTCACGCCGAACTTTCCGGGCTTGCTCCACTCGTCGTCCGGCTTTCTCTGGTGCGCCACCAGATGCACGATGGCGTCGTATTCGAGCTTGAAGTCGCACAGCAAATCGACGAATCCCTTCTGCCCGTCGTTGTCGTCCTCTCGCAGACCGCATCTCAGCAGCGAGTCGATCACCACGTTTCTGATGTCGTATCGCTTGGCGGCGTACCTGAACAGATCGAACAGCCGCTTGCCGTCGATGTTTCGCACAACGTCAACGATCCACAGCTTGTCTCTCAGCCACATCATTGTGTCGCGGATCTTCTTCGGGTTCGGCTCGCGCTCTCCGAGCAACTGAGTGACCAGCCACGCCAGCGTCATCCGGGCCGGCATCTCGCCCGAGAACCACACGTAGCGCTCTCCCTTCAGCAGCCCGTGGACGATGGTCTGCGAGAGCAGCGTCGACTTGCCGGAACCGCTGAATCCAGTCCACAGCACGTACTGGCCGCGCCGGAATGTCGTCAGCGCGTTCAGCGAGGCCCACGGCGTGTCCAGCCCGCGAAAGGCGCTCTTGCTCGGATGGAAGCGCTCGACCACCGCTTCGGCGAACGTGTGGGCCGGCTTGAGTTCGGCTGGATCGAACGCCCGCGCCGACAGCAGGTACGCCCGGAAGTCGCGTATCCCGTTCTTGAAGCACTCGTTGGCGTCCTTGTGCGGAAGCGTCACCGTCCGGCAGCGCTCGGGTCCGAGTCTGTTGGCGATCTCTGCGGTCGCCTGCTGTCCAGGATCGTCGCCGTCGAGACAGAGGTATACGGTGTCGAAGCGGCTCATCCGGTCGTAGTCGTTGTTCACCCACTCTTGCTTGTTTCCGCCACCGCCACCGTTCGGCACCGAGAGCGCCGGGATGCCGCACTGGTGCAATGTGATCGCGTCGATCTGGCCTTCGGTGATCGCGACGAAGCGCGTGGTCGGAAACTTCTTATCAAGAGCCTGCCAGCCGAACAGGCACG